CTGTAGGAGTAACTCCTCCATCAGTACCAAATCCACCTTGTGCACCTGCAGCGTTTGCAGAGTTAGTTGGTGGTGCTTCCATCAAGTTTATACCTGATGAGAAGGCTTGTTCTTCTTTTAAAAACTTTTCTTGGTTTTCTAGCAAGACAGCGGTAACTGCTCTTCTGTGATTGTCTTTGATAGGATCAAGACCTTCATAGTCCAGCAATGGACTCCACTTTTCTTGCAATTGTTCTGATTGGAACATTGCGATTACCTAATTGTGTGAAATTTACGTTTGATTAATAATTAATTCAGTCTACTTTTTTGTTTTGAAACTACCTAAAGCATTTAAGTAAGCATCCATTCCTGATGAAACAGGAGCAGGTGTACTATCTACACCCTCAGAAAGGGTTTGTGCTTTAGAAACTTCTTTAGCAGATTCATTAGTTGTTCTTGTAAAGTATGATTCTTTGAGAACTTCTAACTTCTCACGATATTTTTGTTCACTTTCAAACTCTACACTTTCAGCAAGTGAAGCGAGCTTCTCTTTCTGTGTAGACGCAAGGCCTTCAGAAACTTCGTCAAGGATACCATCAGCAACCGACTCTGCGAGACGTTTGTTTAAATTAATATTCTTTTCGATTTGCTCATTGAGTTTACTCTCCATGTCATCAAGTTTTTCTACCATACTCTCAAGGACATCGTATTTGTCTTCAGGGATTTGTACATAATGTTCTTCAAAAAGACTCTTCATTCCACCGAGGAATGATTGTGTGAGTTCTTCCTTGAGGCCGTTTTCGACTGCAAGTTGGTTCTCAGTGAACCATTCGTCGGCAACGTACTCTAAGTATGAGTCCACTCTCTCAGCGAGAGCATCTTTTGCTTCGATAATTTCTTCTCCGAGTTTTTCAGCATACTGCTGTTCGAGAAGTTTTCTTACTTCAGCAACCTTTGTCTTGAGTGCGGTCTCAAAAATTGTTTTTGCTTTTGCTTTAAACTCTTCAGAGAGTTCTTCTCCTCCAAGTAAAGCATTGACATCATCATCGATATCATATGTTTCGACTTCTTCTTCTGTTATTGCATCTTCTTCTGTTTCTGCTTCTGCAACAACTTCATCAGTCTCAGCGGATGTCTCGTCCTCTGCAACAACTTCCTGTTGATCTTCGAGTTCTACTTCTTCTTCTTCCATTTTATATCCTTTGGATTTCATGGGTTCTGCTGGTTTTGCACCTTTGTTAACTACATCTTTAACTTGCTTTAAAGTGCCACCCGGCTCTTTTATCTTTGCTGAGTCATCATCTGGTTTGTAGTTCTCTGGAGTTGGGCCTCCGAGATCTTCATATGATGCAGGTGTACCACCTGTGGTTAACTTAGGCATTGGATCGCCAGGCTTGGCGTTAGCATTGACAGCGGACTTGGATTGCTGTGTCTTTACTTCCATTTCTTGTAATTTTTTGCCACGAGACATTTTTTGTACTCCGATGAGCTGTGATTGAAAACTATTTTTATTTAGAAAAGTTATAAATTAGACAAAAAGTCATTAAACAGATTTAATTTCTGCTCATCTAATCTTTTCTGGTCTGTTAATGTATTGATTGTCTGATATGTTTTAGCAGCAGACCTCTCACGAAGTATGCCTCCATCCCATACCCAATCTTTTCCTTCCATAATTCCTTCAACAAAAGCATCAGGTGCTGAAGGGTCAGCAACGATATCAGCAGCAGTTGCTAACATGAAGTCGTCACCTACGACATTGACTCCCTCTCTTGTCATTTTGAGAGAACCAATACCACGAGAAGATACACCGAGTTTGACTCCTTCTTCTACGAGAGAAGACGCGATCTTACCCATTGGTGTTGATAGTAATTTTGCTTTTCCTATAAAATTAGATCCACTCTCTTTGAGCGATACAATCTTATGGGATACACGATCAAGGTTTACTGTTGGGCCTTCTGGATGACCTAACTCTCCAAGTGCTCTACCTGACTGAATATGATTCTCATTATAACGAGAAACCTCCTTACGAAGAGTTTCCATCGGATACATTCTACCATTTCGGTTTTTAATGTTTCCTTGTAAGAATACACCTTCGATATACATAGACTTCTTGCCGTTTCTATTCTCGACGAGAAATTCTACAGATTCGATTTCTTCTCTAATCAGTTTCATTTTGTTATCCAGTACGTTGAACTTGTTGGAAGTATAAGCAAGCAGCTGAGTTTGCTGTTTCACCATCTGCAATAATCGCTGATAGTTTATGTGAAGTCATAACGGATCCACCAGAGTTGGAATTATATGCTGTAATAATACCTGCGGTGTTTGCAGCAACAGTTATTCTGCTCTTTGCAAATCCACTTGCACCATATGGCATATTGTTATTGACATCAGTAACTTTCACATGATTAATGATTGAAGTATAGTTACTATCATTTGCAGTATCTAGAGTAACAAAATCACCAACTATAAATGGCATTTGTGTTCCTTCTGGAGCTTCAAGAATTGTTGTAGTTCCAGTTGTAATACCAACGACTGCTTGAGAACCTTTTGTAAGAGCGATTTGTTCCTCTTCACCACCAAGGATGAAAAAGCTTGCATTTGTCGCTATAGGTTCAGTTCCAATTGCAACATGAGCACTTGCTCCTTTTGCAACTAATCGCATCACAGTTGACTGCACATTAAATGCAGCAGATGTTGTTGCTGTTCCTGCTAAACGTACAGATGCTCCTGCTCCGACGGGTCTTATAGTCATTGATATACTCTAGTCATTTTACTATTTATTTATAGGTTACTCCTCGTCACCTATTTCAGTTTCTGCTTCGGCTTCTACTTCTGTTTCAGTCTCTGCTTCCACTTCATCTTCTACCTCATCATCTGCAAACATTGTAGATGCAACATCAGGTCGAAAGGCATCAACTCGCTCTGCAGACTTAGAAAATAACGCATTCTTAATCGTATCACTTATTTGTGATGGCGATTCATCAGTGATGATCATGTCCATTAAGTCTTCCATATTTTAAAAAAATTATACTTTAACCGATTTTATTTATATTTCCCCACCACTAGGGATAGTGGGTGCTTCGGTTGCACCACCTTCAGATTCTAAATCTGGTTCTTGAATTGGTGCACCGAGATCACCAATTGGTTGTCCAGTTTGTGGATCAACTGGTTCTGAAGGATCTGGTATGATACCAGCCTTAATCTCTTTTTCTATGAGTGCATCTTGCTCAAGTATATCCTCATCTGTCTGACGAAGTATCTTACGTCTTACATAATCCTGAGAATAATACTTTCCAATATAAGGTTCTGCATTTGCAACATTACCTAATCTTTCATTTAATAACTCAGATTCTTTGAGTTCAGAGAAGTGATTATCATATAAAAAGTCATATTGTATGTGCTCACTCATAGTTTCCCAGTCTTCTGGGGTAATTACGTTCTTTAATATGAGTTGAGTCTTCAACATATCGTTGAACATATTTGAGAATCTCTTTCTCAAACGACCAACAAATTTAGTAAATTTTAATTCATCTCTTAATATTTCTGAGGATCTTCCCAAGTTGAATCCTCCCTCTCCGTCCATTCTGGAAGGCGGTACGTTGAGCGACCTATATAATTTCTTTTTGAAGTACTCAATATCCGTGATTTCACCGAGGTTTTGACCTCCCGGTAAAGTAGAAATTTCAGTACCACGTCCTCCTTCCCTTCTAGGCAGCCAGAAATCTTCAAGCATTGCCATGTACTTCTTGTCATCGCGGATCTCTCCTGTGTTAGCGTCGTAAACTAATTTGTTTCGATATCGCATCATCACATCTCTGAGATATTGCTCTGCTTTTATCTTCGGCAAGTTTCCTACATCAATGTAGAAAATCCTACGCTCTGGTGCGCGGGATAATCTATATATCACCAAACTATCCTCAATCATGCGTAATTGATTCAATGATTTAATTGCTTTATGCAAATATGATAATGTAGTGCCTTTATTTCGATCAACTAAACCTGATGTACAATAGGTAATAGAATCTCTTGCCATCTTGATTCCTTGTGTGTTACCTCTTGCTTGAATATTTCCTGTTGGGTATGCAGCCTTTGGATTGTATATAAAATATTCGTCTATCTTTGGGAAAGGATAATCAGATGGATCTTTAGATAATAGATTATTTACTTTAAACTTATCCTCCTTACTCTTTACTTCTTGTCTTACATAACGCATTTTACTTGCGTCAATATATCTAAGTTCTTGTATTCCTTCTTCTGGTTTTTTAATATCAATTACTTTGTGATAGTAAAGTCTTCCATCAACATACCAGTTACGATATATCTCATGTGCTTTTTTATCAAAGTCTAATAGATCAAGTATATATTTAAACTCTTGTCTTACTTTCTTTTTAATACCATCGCTTGCATTTAGATGATC